GTTCCCTCCTTGTTAAGGCTTATGCTGACTATGTTGATCATCTGGTTACCAAGTTCAGTGAGCCTGAATTCAAGGATTGGGTTCGCTCCGAACTCGCTCCAATGACTGAAATGGAGACCCTTTGTGGTAAAGATGGAAAACGATTCATCGATGCCATGAAGAAGGGTACGTCAAAGGGATTTCCTTTATCTGGTCCAAAGCGTGATATGATTGAGCTTTTAGATCCGTTGGATTTTCCAGGATTTCAGTGTCCCGCTGTAGCCGACCCCCAAATTACCGCTGAAATGCAGAGGATGGAGGAGTTGTTGGTTGCTGGCGAGCGCTGTTATTCGATTTTTAAGGCCTGTGTGAAGGATGAACCTACCTTATTGACGAAGGATAAGGTTCGTGTTTTCCAGGCTGCTGATTGGGCTACACAAATGTTGGTGCGCAAGTACTTTTTGCCCTTGGCACGTATTTTATCCTTATTTCCCTTGGATTCAGAATGTGCTGTTGGTGTTAATGCACAAGGTCCTGAATGGGACCAATTGGCTAAACATATGTGTAAGTTCGGAAAAGATCGTATCCTTGCTGGTGATTATAGTAAGTATGATCTTAGGATGCCCGCTCAACTCATCAATGCTGCTTTTGCTGCATTGATTGAGATTGTCGAACGTTGTGGAAGGTATAGTCAGAGAGATTTGACTATTATGCGAGGGATTGCTACGGAGATTGCTTACTCATGTGTCGCTTACAATGGAGACTTGATTATTCATAAAGGATCAAACCCTTCTGGTCAAAACTTGACTGTGTATATTAATTGTATTGTTAACTCTCTGCAGTTGCGTTGTGCATATTTCCATTTGTGGCCTTCCACTTCTAAACCTCTTCCTTTCCGCGAAGTTGCCGCTATGATGACTTATGGTGATGACGTGAAAGGCTCCGTCCGTAAAGGCTATGAATGGTATAACCACATTTCGTATGCTCAATTTTTGAAAGAGCACGATATGGTTTTTACCATGCCTGATAAGGAATCCGAACCAACCAAGTATATGAATGATCATGATGCAGACTTCTTGAAGCGTCATAACATTTATAATCCCGATACTGATATGATTCATGGTGCTTTGGATGAGACGTCAATTTTTAAGTCTCTCCACACTGTGTTGGAATCTAAGGTTGTTTCTTTGGAGGATCAAAGTATCTCCAATATTGATGGTGCGTTGAGGGAGTGGTGGCAGCATGGACGTGAAGTCTATGAAATGCGCCGCACTCAGATGAAGAAGGTTGCATTTCAGTGCGGCCTTACCGATTCATGCCAGATGTTGAACGAATCGTATGATGATCGTCTTGCTTATTTCCGTCACCGTTATATGAATGATGATGAGGAAGAAGCTGTTGACGAATCTACGTTTGTGACAACTGTTGGAGATGAGTGGGATATTGAAGAGTAAGTCCTGCTCGACGCCTTGGGATGGCATGAAAAGCACCCAACTCCGGAGCTATTCGTAGTTATAAGTTTAAAATAGCCCTGTGTATATGGATTACAGCATATTCTATGTTTTGCATATTTTTACATATTTGTGAACTGCTTTGCACTTGTAGGCATCCATCCCTATGGATACCCGTTTTTACGGGGGGTTTCGCTAGCCAATGAAATATAGCTGCGGTCTGAGCATTAAGCGGTGCTCTTTCTCGTATGTACATAAATTCGCTTACTGATAATTTTAATAATAATGTAAATAATAATACTACCCTTAATACGGAGTCGGCGGGGGCCGGCTATAGCGTGTTGAAGGATACCCGTCGAAAAGACACAGAGAATGTGCATTTCGTTGATGGGGATTCACCATGGACTTATGAGATTTCTGCATCAAATGATGAAACAACTCAGCTCGCTGGTTTTTCCGATGCGAATTTGGGCGACTTTCTTAGTCGACCAGTTAAAATTCAGGAGTACCAGTGGACCCCTGGAGGTTCGCGCCTCTTTGCATTTTTCAATCCGTGGACAGATTTCTTTGGCAATGCTGATGTCCTTGATAAAATTAATCGTTTTCGTAATCTTCGTTGCAATTTGCGTCTGAAAGTTCTCGTGAATGGTAATAGTTTTTATTACGGACGTGCTTTGTTATCGTACAATCCTTATTTAACAGATGATCAAGTAACCAAGAATCGTTCATTTTACGAACAGGATTTGGTACAGGCTTCTCAAAAGCCCCATTTGTTATTGGATCCTTGTGCGTCGCAAGGCGGAGAGATGCTCTTGCCATTTATTTGGCCTGAGAATTATCTCGATGTCACGGTTGCTAATTGGGCGGAACATATGGGACAATGCACCATACATGATTTTGATATTCTTCGACATGCTAATGGTGGTAGCGATCCTATTACTGTTTCCATTTTCTGTTGGGCTGAGAATGTCGTGCTTTCTGTTCCGACTACTTCTGCTGCCCAATCTGGTAATACTGATCGTCCTCTTGATGAATTTGGATTCCCTAAGCCTTATGTTGAACAAGTTGGAGCTAAAGGGGAGAAGAAGTCTGTCAAGCAAATGTCAAATACACGAAGTGATGAGTTTAGGAAAGATGGACTTATTAGTAAGCCTGCCTCTGCCATTGCGCGGGCTGCTGATGCTCTTTCTATGATTCCCGTTTTAACGCCTTATGCCAAGGCCACTTCTATGGTAGCTACGAAAATGGGTCAAATTGCGAAAATTTTCGGATATTCACGTCCTCAAGTTTTAACAGACTCACAAGTCTATGTTCCGCGTTATATGGGAAATCTTGCAAACTCCGATGTTTCAGAAAATCTTGTTAAATTGTCTTTAGATTCGAAGAATGAGTTGACAATTGACACGCGTGTCATGGGACTCGGTGGTGAGGATGAACTTACCATCAATTCGATTTGCCAGCGACCTTCTTATTGGAGGCAGTTCGACTGGCCTGAGACGGCTGTGACCGATACTATGCTAACTTCATTTGTTGTATCGCCTGTATATAACCAATTATTGTCAACTGTTGTTCCGGTTACGGAGATTCATATGACGGCTTTGGCTTTTGGTGCTGCGCCTTTTTCGTGTTGGCAAGGTTCTATCAAATTCCGTTTCAACGTGGTGTGTTCTGAATATCATCGTGGACGTCTTCGAATTGTCTACAATCCCAACCAGAATAATGCTGGTGCGGTGCCTTTTAACCAAGTGTACTCTACTATTGTTGATATTACTGAAAATAGGGATTTTGAGTATGAAGTGAAGTGGGCAGATATTCGTGCCTGGGCCGAAAATCTTGGCCCTGATAGTTTACCTCTTGTTCCCATACATGATGATGTTTCTCCTATTGCTCCTAGCGGAGTGACAGATAATGGTACATTGTCCGTGTATGTAGTGAATGAACTTGCCACGCCCGCAACAACTGCTGCTGATGTGAAAGTCCAAATTTGGGTCTCTGCAGGAGATGATTTTGCTGTTTCGGTTCCTACCACTAAAGGACTCTCGAATATGTCTGTTTTTCGACCACAGTCCGAGATTGCCCCCATGGTTACCACAGCTGACACTTCTAATGCACCTACTTGTACTTCTGAAGTAGCAAGTTTTGCACCTGGTGAGGGAATAAAGGAAGACAATCAATATCTCGTCTATCAAGGTGAGAGGATTGTTTCATTTAGAGAGATGTTGCGACGCTACCAGTACCATAATTCTTATTGGCCGGCCGTTCACGGCAGCGGAGTGAGAATGGTAGCACAACATATTTCTGATTTTCCCTATTACAGAGGGTGGGACCTTAATGGACAAGACGAAGCTCGCAATCATGCTGCGGGTAAGTCTCCTTACACATATTGTACCATGACCCTGTTGAATTATTTGACACCGGCTTTTGCTTGTCGACGCGGTTGTTTGCGTCATAAGGCAATTATTTCTGGTCAGAGTACAGAAGGAGATTGGGGTTCTTTTCATGTTGCTAGGCATAATGTACGTGGCATTTCGAATGGAGCCATTTCGCACCCATTGGATGGTCCTCTCGTAGGTCATCGACGTACAGAGATGCAAAAGACCCAGCGCCCCACTTTGGGAGGTGCACACATTACCCCGACAATTAATAATCCTTGTCTGGAATACGAAACTCCTTTTTATACGATTGGACAACGTTTCGTGCCTGGACGTGATCTTGATTATTATCAAGGCTTACACCAGGGCCATGAACTGTCTACGGAAGTGGATGGTGCTAATGAACCTCATATGAGAATCGATAAGTATATTTCGATCGGGGAGGACTTCCAGTTGGGGATGTTTACTGGAGCACCAATTTTGTACTCATACACCAATCCTACGGTTGCATAGTTCACGTTTTATGTTGTATATATATATATTTGTAAAATACTTGGGTCATTCATAAAAGGTCGGCGGACCTTTATAATCGCCGTAAGAAACCTCTTTTGAGGTTAGGATACTGCTCGGCGGCTGAGCAGGAGTGAA